AGTTCCATGATCGCTGTTTTGTACTGAACAATCCTGTCATGGGCTACCGTCGTTACTATCGTACAGCTAAGAAACGCTTTGCCAAGTGGTCACACTCAGAACGTCTAGGTTACGGTGCGCCTTACTGGTTCACAGAAAATGTAGACCTTATGTTAAGGGAGGGACAACTATGAGAAACGCCTTTGAGTCTACGACAGACGGCTTTTACATAACGTTTCCGTCTAACAAATTTACAGTCAGCGTACATTGGAGAACTGGCAATCACTGTGATTGCGGTAAGTCTACAGCAGAGGTAGCTATATGGGATAAGGATAATGAGTGGTACGAATACAAAGAGTTTATGGATTTAAGTGTCATACAAAAACATGATACTGTTATGGAAAATGTATCACCCGAAGAACTTACTAAGATACTTACAGCAGTTTCTAACATACAAGAAAGATGAGAAAAATAACCAGACAAATAACGGAAGCATTCGCTAACAAACAAGCGAAGCGATCAGGCAACGATGAGGTTACGATAACTAATGACTCAGAGGTTAGATTGTACTTACATCGTAACAAGATAGCTGAACACGTAATCGGTACAAACATACTGACAGTTACGTTAGCAGGTTGGGGTACGAACACTACACGTGAGCGCCTTTGCGGATTGATGACAACGCTTAACCTACCTATATATTTTAATCAGCATAAGCATGAGCAATACATACGTACCGCAACAAAGGGACGTAAGATAGGTGAGAGTGAACTCATAAACATTGACCTAAACACAGGCGAAGAAGTTACAAAATAAGAGTCATGACAGATCAAGAATTCATAGACAAGGTGTATGAGATAGCCTTTGGCGATAACGCAAGATCTAAAGGTGGTGAATTCTCTCACGAAGAAGTTTTAGAAAAGTTAAAGCAGTTCGAGCAGTGGTCATACAAATGGGAAGAACATAAGGGAATAGGGTGTTTTGAATGATTTACGAAAAGCTAACAAACTTTAGAAACCAGTCTAAGAAGTTCGGGACGTTAGGCGATCTCGATGATAGCACTCCGCTAATATTACTTGCACCTAAGAAAGGTGATGAGACTTACGATAAGCGTGAGACTCTCTGCGTAGACGGTACAGATGAAAAACTTATCAAAGAACGTTTAGCGGAAGGTTGGGACGTTATGTTAGCGTATCATTACTACGACAGGTTAGAGTTAGATAACTATGTACCAGAGGATCATAGCTACCTGCGAGGCATAACAGATCACGTATACCACCCAGAACTAGGACGTAAAGAAATACAATGGCCACAGAAAAAGAACGTACAATAGATTTAGCAGCGCGAGTCAAGCGTTACAATACCAACGATAGCTACATAAAGAAACAGTTAGCCAATGCGCTCACGTTAAGCTACCGTCCTGAACCTGTCTTAATCACAGGCTCTACTGGTACAGGGAAAGAATTGATAGCTCACATACTGCACGGTACACGTGCAGGTGAGTTTGTCACAGTCAATACCACAGCAGTAACCGATACGCTATTCGAGAGTGAATTGTTCGGTCATTTAAAGGGTAGTTACACAGGCGCTTTCAGAGATAGGGACGGACTCGTAGAGTATGCCAAGAATGGTACGCTGTTCCTCGATGAGATAGGTGACATGCCGCTAGGCTTGCAAGCAAAGCTGCTACGTTTCATACAGTTTGGTACATACCGTAGGGTAGGAGACAACGAGACACGTATATCTAACTGCCGCATCGTAGCTGCCACGTGTGCATCGCTACCCTTACGAATAAAGATGCAAGAATTTAGAGAGGATTTATACTACAGACTATCAACGTTCAACATACACCTAACATCTTTAATGCAAAGAGTTGGTGATGCTGTGCTGTACGTAGAGAATCATCCAGCATACGAGAAGATGTCTAAGAAAGAGATACAATCTCTTATGAAACATTTATCAGTAGATAAGTTAGCGGGTAACTATCGTGAACTAGAGCAGTTAATGTTACGGTATGAAGTCTTAAAAGAACTACCAGAAAATGTTAAAAGGTACTAAAAATAGTTTTAAAAGTCAAGCACTTTGGCACGAATCTTGCTTTATAATAGGTATCTGATACCTCGTGTAAAGCGTTAGCAGATAAACAAGAACATAACATATATGGCACAGTATAACGTACAAGAGTACAAGGACGGTGATTGGAAAGGTTTCAAATTCACCGTGAAACAATTCGATACCACAGCGGAAGCTGTAGAAGCTATCGGAGAAAGCAACGTACTAGCATTGCTAAACCAGCAAGTCGCTAGTCGTATACGAGCGAAGGTCAAGAACTCGTTACCGAAAGGTCTTAACGAAGATGATCTTAAAACACAGCAATCACGTTTAGAAGAGAAGCACCGCGATGGTGTACTCTTTACGTCAGATGACGCAGACAAGTGGAAACCTGACCAACGTGAGCTTACACCTACCTCATTGTTTAAGTTAGCGCAAGCTGCTTTCAATTCTGGTAAGGCAGAAGAAGGTAACGAACTTCTGAAACAGATGGCTTCCATGATGGAAGACGTGTAAGCAATTACTCATGATAGGGGAGAGTGCTAATACTCTCTCCTATCTTTTTAATAATTTAAGTTGATATATTAATATGGAAGATGACAACATAATAGATATCGTAGTAGGTAAGCTACAAAAACCAGAACACACTGGAGGTATGAAAGTTAAACGTTCAACGTATACAGAATCCACAGCAGAATCTATTAAACCTATTTTAGATAAGCTGTTAAATAATCCTACAGATGTTTTTGTACCTGTGAAAGAGTCTGGATATACTATGCGTACACTGTACTGTAAATTAAATGACGGATTAAAATGGCTTATGCAAAACACAGATGAGCCTGAGAGGTCAGAGTATTGTTTGCTACGATCACAAGTTAGCATACGTGCTGTGCATGACTCAGATAACTCTGGCGTTTTAATATATTTTAAAGAGGGTATGCGTAAGCTACGGCAGAAGTCTGGTGACGGACGTTCGTTAGAGTTTGCTACAACTGATTCGGGTAAGTGGAGACACGATGTCATACGTTGGCTGAAGAGTGCTAAGGACGGTGACATGTTTGAGAGCGGTACGCTTGAAGAGTTCTTAACAGAACAAGATGAAGCATGGATATTGCAGACGTTAGCTGGCATAGCACCCGACGCTGAGTCTGTTGTTAAAGAGAAAAGTTTCCGCATCATACGATGAGCGATTACATTGGCGTTGTATATCTTATAGCGTTTCTAAGTTTTGTAACATACAACTATTATAAAGAATGACAATTGAAGAACTACTTAACTGTAATATAGCAGAGTTAGAGAATATGTCTGACGAAGAGTTGAAAGAACACTTCAAGCCATACCTATCTGTAACACAGCCAGACCCAAACGTAGCTATAGTTAAACCGAAGCGTAAGAAGAAAGCTTCGGTTATATCTAAGAAGAAGAAACAAACGCTTGAAGAACAGATGAAAGAACTAGCAGAACTTCATGGAGTTAACTTAGAGAAACCAGCTAAAGATATTTTACCAACAAACTTACGATAATGAATTTAACTTTACAGAAAACCAGCGACGGTCGCTATATAGTTAAGCTCGACGCATCCCTCTACAGCCAGACAGCATGTCCTCGGCGCTTGTGGTACATGGGAGCGCGTGGCCTAACTTACGAGGCGAAATCACATAAGATGGAGTATGGCACAGCGTTTCACAAAGCGTTGCAAGAATACTACACGACAGGTAACACGAAGGCATCCATCGCCACTGCGATAGAACACTTTGAACAAGACGACATACATGTACCTGACAATGACTTCCGTGACATGGGTCATCTCGTAGCCACACTCACACAATACTTTAACACGTATGAAAAGTTTGACGGGTTGAAAGCTGACATAGGTGATGAAGGCCCACTGTTAGAGCAGCGCTTTGCTGTACCGTATTGGACTGACGGCGAGCTTATTGATGTCGTGCTGTGTGGTACTGTTGATATGATAGGTAACTACAACGGACTACCTGCGCTCATAGATCACAAGACAACATCACTCAACCAAGTTGAAAAGTATTTAGACAGCTATCAGAACTCACCTCAGATGATGTTCTACACTATGATATGGAAGCGTATGTTTCCTGACGTACCTCGCAGTGTCATCATCAACGGTATCTTTCTCAACCGTAGTGGTAGGAATAAGTTCCAGCGCTCAGCGTTCATAACGTTCAGCCCTCACGTACTCAAAGAGTTTGAGCAACACTTAAAGCTGACGATAGAAACGTACGTAGCAAACCTGCTCAAGGTTATTCGAGACGGCAAAGATCCAGAAGAGACATTCTCTCCTAACTTCACCTGCTGTGAAACTAAATTTGGTAAGTGCAACTTCTCTCCTGTGTGTACAACACCGAGGCAAGAAGATCGTGAGACTATCATAGAGTCTCTGTTCTCTACCACTAACACCTATGACCCACTATTATTCCAAGCATAATGTTAACTGATCCACAAATAAGAGATATAGCGTTGAAGCGTTTTACAGAAGAAGCGCCAGCAAAATTTACAAAGGGTATGCAAGAACATAACCCTGACGGTACAAAAGGTTTGATGCGCATGGAACCCTTGCAGCTTGTTGATAGCATAGCTGAAGAGGTGATAGATCAATGGCATTACATAGAATCTATTAGACAAAAGTTCTATGATCTGCTAAGTGAAAACAGACAACTGCGCAGTCGTATAATTTCCCTTGAGGAAAAATTAAAAGACAACAAGACACATGAGTAAAGCCATAATAGGAGTTGTGGGTAGTAGCGGTACGGGTAAATCAACATCCCTGCGCAACTTATCTCCCGATAAAACCCATATCATAGACCTTGAACGTAAAGGTCTGCCATTCCCTAATGCAGGGAAGTTCAACGTTGCGTCATGCGCTAACATAAAAGAGTTCGATCAAGCCTTAGACAAGGCGCTTGCCGACGAGAAGTGTGAAGTTATTGTGATAGAATCTTTCACAAAGTATACAGAAACACTTATCGCTTTGGCGCAGTCATCATTCAAAGGCTACGATGTATGGTCATACTATAATCGTATGATACGTGCTACGCTTGAGAAGGTTAAGAATGATAGAGCCGTTGTAATATTCACAGGCATTGATGAGATCGTACAGATTGCACAGCCTAGTGGTGACACATACAACGTACGCCGCATCAAGGTGCAGGGTAAGCAGCATGAAGGCTGCATAGAGAAGGAGTTCCTTATGGTACTCTTTACTGAAGTCAAGCGAGACAAGGAAGGCAATGTACGTTACGTGTTTCAAACAAACAGTGACGGCATTACATCTGCCAAGACTCCTATGGGTATGTTTAAGGATGCGTACATAGACAATGACATTGCTGTAGTTATTGAAGCAGCAAAGAAATACTACGCAGCATGAGCAACAAAGATAACG